TAATAAAGAATATAGGGTTAAAGGCAGGCTTCGGAGTCCCTTGCACCTGCCCGATTTATTCGCAAAGTTGTCCGCTTATCAGCTTGCAGCCAAAATAATGTGCAACGGTTTCATAGAAGTGTGCAACCATTGCACACTTTTTTGGCTTCCCGGTAAGTGCTCTGTAATATTGCAGCGCCAATGCATAAAGGCGTGGCATGAGAAAATGAGTAAACGTGTAAGAATTTCAAACGACAGCCTGAACAGCTACGGAAGCCGTGTGTTGACATCGGGCATGAGTGTGGAGCAGTATTGCCGAAACCCGGTACTGCTGTACATGCACCAACGCGGAAACGTGATTGGTTATGTGAAGGACCTTCGGGTAGAGGATGGTGAAGTAACCGGGGAACTGGTGTTTGACGAAGCGACCGACCTCAGTAAAAGATGCAAGAAACAGTTTGAATTCGGCAGTCTGAGAATGGTGAGTGCCGGAATAGACATTCTGGAACTGAGTGACCAGCCCGAACATTTGCTGCAGGGGCAGACCAGCCCGACAATAACCAAAAGCAAGCTGTATGAGGTATCACTGGTGGATGTAGGTTCCAATGATGATGCCATCGTACTGATGAAGGATGGAAAACAAATCACATTGGGAAAGGATGGTGATTGTCCTTTGCCACTAATCAATAACCAAAAAACAACAGAAGAAATGGAACTGAAACTTTTGGCCCTTCAATTGGGGCTGCCGGAAACGGCAACGGAGGCTGATGTTAATCAAGCCTTAAATGAACTGAAAGCAGCCAAGGCAGAGAATGATTCCCTGAAGCAAGAAAACGGGAAGCTGACTTTGGCCCGTATCACTGGTCTTGTAGAAAAGGCAGTGGTGGAAAAGCGTCTGGGAGAAGACAAGAAGATACAGTTTATCGAACTTGGCAAGAAGGTTGGTGTCGATGAACTGAAGAATGTGCTTGATGCCATGCAACCACAGGTGAAGATTTCCACTGTATTGAGCTATCAGGGCGGCAAGCAGCAGGCACAGCCGTCCACCTATGCCAAACTGAGCGATGTCCCGAGTGATGCGCTGCTTGAAATGCGCGAGCATAACCCGGAGGAGTACAAGCGCCTGTACAAGGCTGAATACGGCATGACCTGTGAAATTTGAAAACCTTTAAAATGAAGAAAATGGGAAAAATTGTAATGCTTTTGACGGCACTTCTGTTCAATACGCTGACAGGTGTCGTGTGTGCTTCGGTATTGGGATTCTCTCCGGTGGCCGGAGCTGTGGGAATGAATGCGGTGGCAGCCTTTATGGGAATGGCCCCGCAAAGTACTTCAATACTCCGTGAAGGGGTTTATACGGAAATCTGGACAGGGGAACTTGTTAAGGTGCTCCGTGCCGGACTGGAAGGAACCTGGCTGTCAGGAATCCCCGACCAAAGCAGTATCGTGAATAACGATGTGATTCACCTGGTAGAAGTTGGTGTAGATCCGGATGTCTTGATAAACAATAAAACCTATCCGATTGACGTGCAGGCTTTGGAAGACAAGGATATTGCCATCAAGCTGGACAAATTCCAGACCAAGGCTACGCCGATTACAGACGATGAGCTTTATGCCATCAGCTATGACAAGACCGCCCGTGTGAAAGAGGGACATGCCAACAGTATCAATGATGCGAAGTTTACCAAGGCGGCCCATGCGCTTTGTGCGAACAAAAATACGGAAACTACTCCGGTGCTTAAGACTACCGGCGAGAAAGATCCGGCTACAAACCGTCTGCGCCTTACCGTGAATGACCTTGTGGAAATGAAGCGTGCCCTTGACAACCTGCGCGTACCGTCAGACGGCCGCAGACTGGTGCTTTGCCCCGACCATGTGAATGACCTGCTGCTGACCAGCCAGGCATTCCGTGAACAGTACAATATTGACCGCAACAGCGGCAAGGTAGGTAACCTTTACGGCTTTGAAATCTACGAGTATGGCAACAACCCGCTTTATACTACAGCCGGAGTGAAGAAGGCATTGGGTACAACGGCAGAAGCCGGTGAATTTCCGTGTTCGTTTGCCTTCTACAAACAGCGGGTTTTCAAGGCAACAGGTTCTACCAAGATGTATTATTCCGAGTCAAAGAATGACCCGTTGAACCAGCGTAACCTGATTAACTTCCGCCATTACTTCATCTGCATGCCCAAGAAAGAGGATGCCGGAGTGGTAATGATGAGCGGCTATCAAGCATGATGATTATGGCAAAGTTGAAATATCTGGTAATACACTGTACGGCAACCCCGGAGGGGCGTGAGGTATCATCGGCGGACATCCGCAAATGGCATACTTCTCCGGTTGCCCAGGGAGGAAGAGGATGGAAGCAGGTTGGCTATACCGACCTGTTCCACCTGAACGGAGGCGTGGAACGTCTGGTAGAAAACAATGAGGATGCACAGGTGGACCCTTGGGAAGTGACCAACGGAGCCAAAGGATATAACAGTGTAAGCCGTCACATCGTGTATGCCGGAGGCGTGGAAAAAGACGGTAAGACCCCGAAAGACACCCGCACTGGCTGCCAGAAAAAGGCACTGGAGAAGTATGTGAAGGATTTTCATCGGAAATTCCCTGATGTACGCATTATAGGACACAACGAACTGGCAGCGAAAGCCTGTCCGAGCTTCGATGTGCAGGAATGGTTGAAAGAAATAGGTATTAATCAATAATAAAACCGGGTGGTATGGACTTGAGCGAATTTATGAACATTATCCTTGGCGGCGGCCTGGTTGGTACGGTGGCGACCATTGGCTCCTTGCGGGCTACTGTGAGAAAAGCGAAAGCGGAAGCGATGAAGGCCGAGGCCGGTGCAGAGGCCATGCGCATAGATAACGCCGAACATGCCACCCGCATTTTGATGGAAAATATTGTAAAACCTCTAAAAGATGAATTTTGTGAAACAAAGAAAGAACTGGCCCGCAATACGCGCGAGATGGCCCGTCTTAGAAAAGCTATTGATACAGCCGGAAACTGTCCTCATCGTGACGATTGCCCTGTGCTTGACAGGTTGCGCGAGTCACCGAAAGAGCATGAACCGGGAAGTCCGGACGGAATCGGCAAGCGCCGACAGCGCGAGCGGAAGCCGACGGGCGGGACTGGTGATGGCGGGTATACCGGCGAGTTCGGTGAAGCTGTCTATACCTGCGGACAGCCTCCGTAAACTTCCTGAAGGTGCCGTGTACCGTGGCAAGAGCGGACAGGCGAATCTGACCGTAGGCAGCGACGACAGCGGGAACATCGTGGCCGAAGCCTCGTGTGACAGTCTGCAGCAGCTGGTGCTATGGTATGAAGAAGAGCTGGCGCGCATCCGTAGCGAAACCAAGAGCGAAATTTCAAATGACGTTCAAACAGTAGAAAAACGCCCTCCGAACCGGATGCGGACGTTTATCACAGGTGTATTGGCCGGCTTATTGGCCGGTGTGTTATTAACCATCAAACTTTATAAACGATGAACAAGAATTTCATGTACGGCATAGGAGCCGTAAAGTATAAGGATTTCACAATCGGGTATATTGAAAAGAACTCGTTTGACCTGGGCGGCAAGAAACCCGAGGCCGCGAAGATCGAGGCCGAACAGGTGCAGGGTGCCCCGGTGCTGGTCATCCCACAGAGTAACGGCGGCATCGCCCCGACGTTCAATGTGATCCAGATGAACTATTCGAACCTGCACAAACTGCTTGGCGGCAGCCTGCATTATAAGAAAGAAGACTCGGAAAAGAAAACTCCGATCGGCTGGACAGCCCCGTCGGAGGTGCTTGTCATGCAGGGACCATGGGAACTCTCCCTCGTGTCCGGACAGAGCGTACTGATTCCCAACGCCACGCTGCTTTCCAATCCTGCAGGCAAGCTGACCCTTACAGAAACCTCCAAGATAGAGGTTACGCTCGAAGTGGCGATGCCGGAGGACGGTTCGCAGCCTTACGGCGTGTTCGATACGGAAGCAATACCGGACGAGTGGGGGCAGTACAAGCTGCCGCCGGCGGAAGCCGCGGCTGCAGCATCGCTCCAAAGTGAGGAGGGCTAACGTATGGCTGACCGTTTGGAACAACTGATAGAGATGGAGTGTGCGGACGCGCTGCTTGACAGCGGCGTGTCCGTACCTCTTAAAAGGTGGAAGCTTCCGTGGCTGAAACGCCCGGTGGAGGTGCGTGTGACGATGAAGCGTCCGAGGCTGCGGGGTCAGATTCTGCTGGCGCGGGAATACCTGAAGACGGGTGTCAAACCCGATTGGCAACCGAAGGACAAGACCGAGGAACTGGCCTTTGTGGCGGAGCATGGTAAGGCTGTGAGCCGCCTGCTGGCCTATACGGTATGCCGGGGATACGTGTCGCGGCACGTGGGCATCGGGGTGACAGCGTGGGTACTGCGGAACTTTGTGGAGTGGCGTTATCTGACGGCCATGTTCCGAACATTCGAGCGTCTGATGGGCACGAAGGATTTTATGCGTATTATCAGCTCGACAGCGCGGGCGAACCCGATGACTCCGAGACTGAGCCAGGCAAGGAAGGGGAGTTAAGAACCCGGTATGAGGGTTCCCATAGCCCTTTCGGCTTCGTGTGGCAGATTGCATCGGCGACCGGCTGGAGCGTGGATTACATCCTTGATGGGGTGAATTACCAGACGCTGATCATGATGCTGAGCGACGCGCCGCGGTATGTGCGGAAAAAGCAAGGCGGCGGAAACGGTGCTCCCAGACCGGAACACAGCGCCGAGGATGAAGCGAACGATATAGTAGGATTTTTTCAAAGCAAACTGGAATGAGCAAACCTGTAGAAGTTGAATTTTTGATGAAGGACAAACTCACGCCCGGCATGAACAAGGCCGAACGTGAGGCGCTGGAACTGCGTAATACCGTCAGGCTGCTGGAGGCTGAACTGGAAAGGCTGCGCCTTGCCGGGGAGACGGCTGCCCCCAATCTGGACCAGAGTGCCAATATCGCGCAGATCCATGCACTGGAGAAGCAGCTTGAGGAATTGCGCGGCAAACTGAAACTGCTGCAGGAGGAATCGGAATCCGTGCAGGTCACCCCTGCAGATGTACCCAACGCGCAGCGCCAGTTGGGCGGGCTTCACAACAGTATCCAGCAGATCGCCCGTGAAATGCCTTCTTTGGCCATGGGACCGCAGATGTTCTTCCTGGCAATCAGCAACAACCTGCCGATTTTTACGGACGAACTGGCCCGTGCCCGCAAGGAATACGATGAGCTGCAGAAGTCCGGCAAGAAGGGCACACCGGTATGGAAGCAGGTCCTGTCCTCACTTTTTTCCTGGCAGACGGCCATGACCACCGGCATCATGCTGCTGGTAATGTACGGTGATGAAATCTGGGATTGGACGAAAAACCTGTTCAGTGCCAAAAAAGGCGTGGATGAATTCAACATATCACTCAAGGAAATGACCGAGATAGAGAAGGACGGCCGTGCCCAGATGGTGCGTACCCGCTTCGAACTGAAATCGGTCATCGATGAAATAAAGAACTTCACCGGCAGCAAGGAACAGGAAAAGGCGAAGGTGGAGGAACTGAACCGCAAGTACGGGGAATCTTTCGGGTATTATAAAACACTTTCCGAATGGTATGATACCCTTATCCAAAAGAGCGAGGACTATGTACAGGTTCTGCTGCACCAGACCAATGTCCAGAACCTTGTAAAAAAAGCTGCAGAAGCCGATGAAGAGGTGAATAAAATCAAGGCGCAGAAACCGGAAGAGGCGGAAAGCGCCATGGGTTTTTTCGGGAAATGGGGACAATATATCATGCAGTCAAGCATGGCAGAATCCGGGCAGTTCTATGACGCACAGGCTGCCATCAAGAAACATGATCAGGAAGCTTATGACATACTGTTGAAAAATGCCGAAAACAAACGCGACGGTTATCTGAAAAAAGCGGAGGAAGAGGTAAGGAAAGCCGCAGAAGCAGCCAAAAAAGGAAATATCGGCGGACATACCGACCCCGAACAGTCCGGGAAGAATCCGGAAGCGGAAGCCAAGCAACGGCTTGCCACAGAGCGCAGGCTGGCGCAGGATCTTGCCGCCCTGCAGGCCGAGAACCGGAAGGAAGAGAT